TCTATGCTCCCATTCTTGCTGATGGTAGTGTGAACTTCAATGAGTTTGATGTTTTCTACTTTGAGGAAGAAATGACTGATGCAGAACGTGATGAATTGGAGGATATTCAATCCGCATTGATTGATATGATGAAGCGTGCTGGATTGTATTTCCAAGTGCCTGTGACAGTTTAAGAACTGGCACAGGGGGCATTCCAGCAGCGCCTGAATGCCCTATAATAAGAGCATCAACAGAGGGGAATCCAATGGAAGACGCCACCATCCGCGAACTGCGCCTCAGTATTCTGGAGGAGATTGAGGACATGGACATTGAGTTTCTCAAGCGAATTGCCTATGAGTGCCGTTGTGAAGAAAATGGCATTTATCCTGACGAAACTTACATTCGCTGGTGATTCTGATGGTTACTCTCATGAACAACGAAAAATCAAATAAAGAGTTTGTTGATTTTCTTTTCGATAAACTCTTTTCTCACACCGATTCTGATATGATTGATCTGCACGACTCTGATAGTTGTGACGATCACCTGATGTTTGCCCAACTCGAACTTTTCTGATGAAAAACCTTCACCTTGAGCACCCTGAAGATTCTATTCTTACTGGTGACCTTTCTGTTCTTGATTGGTTTGTGAGTAAGGGTAATCTGAGTGTTAAGATGGACGGTGCTCCTGCGATTGTCTGGGGCAACGATCCTGCAACAAATACTTTCTTTGTCGGCACTAAAGCAGTGTTCAACAAGGTGAAGATTCGCATTGCTCATTCTCATGATGAAATCGATCAGTTCTACGAAGGAAATGTCGCGGAAATCCTTCATCGTTGTTATGATGTGCTTCCTCGCACTCATAACATCTATCAAGGTGATTTTATTGGAGAATGTAATCACTGAGGATGTGATTGTTGCTCCTCATACCTATTATCAGGCAAGTAGTGATCTTCGGGATGCACATGCCTATCCATTGTCTTATAAACTGACTGGTAACCGTCAGTGTAAGTTTGTGCAACCACTTGCCTGGATTGCCTATGGGCAAGAGCGTTTTGCTGATGTTGATGAAGTCTGTGCATTTGCCCGTCAAATGTCTACAACCTGTGAGTTTGTAAGTCATTCAAAAGCACAGAAGATGAAGCAGGTTTTCAACACTTTCATCAAAAGCGGCAACGAACTGGACGAGGAGGCACTGACGGTCGCCTGCGACTGCGATCGCAACCTAATTCGTTTGTGGAAACTTGTCAAGTCGATTAAGGAGGACTGTTTGTTCATTTGTCGCAATAATGGACCTGCTACCTATCTGTTAGGGGAGCGTATTGATGCTGAAGGTTATGTTTTGTCCAATGAGCACGGTTGCTTCAAATTGGTGAAGCGTGAGGCATTCTCCCGTGCTAACTTCAACCACGGGCGATTCCAGACCAGTTGAGGAACTGTCCACTACTGCACTGCTTATCCCACTTCACCCTGCTATACTTACAAGGTAATCAAGAGGACTTCTCATGACTGACGAACAACGCACCGACATTGTAGAGGATCAACTTGACCACATTTATGCACTGTGTCAAAGTTGTGCAGAAGTTGACAACGAAGATACCTGTCGTGCATTATATGAGGAATATGCAGAATGGTTTGAAGCCCAAGGAGAAGACAATGGACAATATGAAGTCATGTGGGCTCCTAACTTCACTCTTCAAGACTAATATGTTAGAATAACAATAGTTCACCTATGGAGGTATGATGACTGACGCAAATGTAAATCTGAATGTGCATGAAATTGGTGTAATTCTATCTGCACTGCAACTACTTACCAACCGTGACGAAAATCAAATTGCTAAAGAATATGGAAGTGCCCCAGCCCTCTACAACAAACTATACTCAGTTTGGGAAACTCTTGATCGATCAGAAACAGGACTCCGAAACGATGTCGTCCCTTCCTACTAAACTTTGGTATCAGACTCTTGCCGTAATGCAGGAAGATGCACCTGAACTTCTGGATGAGTTTCTGGAAAACAGTGCCGCTAAAATGGAGGTGACTGTAGATTATCTGATGGAGGAATTTCTTTGACTGAAGAAGCAAAGTTGCATTTAGCACTGATGCAGATTCACAACATGATTAGTTTACTGAAAGGAAATGAGTATGAGGTTTTTCTTTATAGTAAATTGTATAAGATGAAGTGTGAACTTGAACGACAATTGTCTCTCTTGACAAATAGCAAACAACAATCTACAATTAAGGAGTAACTTACACACAACGATGAACTATCTGTATTTGGTTGATTACTGGGTTCCATTTCCATCATCAGAATATGGTGGTTTGATCGCTGTAATCGCTAAGAACGATGTTGAATGTCATGATATTCTTCTGAATTGGAGGGATCAATGTGACGATAAATACGACAACCTGATTATGGAACGAGTGAATAGTGCCTCGCGTTATGCACTTGCTAACACCGAAGAATCGGGTATTGTAGAATCATTTACCACATAACAATGACTGAAGAAAAACTGTATCGCATTGAAGAGTACAACACAACAGGATGGGAAGTTGTACCAGGAAAGTCCACTCAACTCACAAAACCAGAAGCAAAACAACGTCTTGAAGAACTCATTGAAGAAGGAACAAATCCCAATCGATTGCGTGCTACCCCAGACGTTTAAACACCAACCACCAGAAGGGTATAGTTATGAGCAAACCGAGTTTAAACGCAATGTTATTGCTATCTGGATTCTTCATCAGCGTCGGTTTGATTACAATCATGGTGCTCCAGTCCGTTGTATCTGGGGATTCTATAACACCAAAACAAAGTCCTATCATTCCCCAGTCAACTCCTCTACAATGGGATCCGTCGTTAGTATAGAACAAACGACACCATACTCTGCAATGCTATTAAACCTTAATCCTTTAATGCAATGTCTTATGTCCCCCAATTAGATGATTATGTTAGGTGGAACAAAGGTAAGTTCTCTGTAGAAGGATGGGTGTATTTTAAGGATAAGTCTTATCTTACGATTGAGACAAAGACTAAACCAAAACATCCTGATGATCTGCAGAACGGTACTCATCATAGGAATCATAGAACACTGGTATTGTGTTATCCAGAGTCATGGAAAGATCTCACCTATGTTAAGTCACGCGCCGATAAATATGATGAGAAGTAAAACCTCATTATACTGTGCATAATTTACAGGAAGCATCAGATCAAAAACGTTATGCTCAACAGGCAGAAAAACTTGGTTTTAAGTTAGAACGTTCTTCTGGTAAGCATGATATTTACAGGCATGAATCAGGTGCTCAAGTACCAGCACCAAAGAGTGGTAGTGATAGTAGAGGTTTTCTAAACTTTCGTCGTGATTTAAAACGTGCTCTCACAAATAAGGGAGTAGAATTACCAATTAAACCAGAGAAAGTAAAACTTGATTCAATATCAGCAAATAAACTAAAGGCAGATAAACTTACACAAGTTACAAGGTTATCATCATCACAGAGAAGAATAGAAGCAGGTAACAGAGGAGCAATAACAGGAACACAAACAACGTTCTCTGATTTTATGAATAAGTTAAAACCAGTTGTTAATACGGTATCAACCCCCAACTTATTACAGAGAATGAAGACTGCATTTAGTTCTAATTTAAAGTCCGGTGAAATACCAAAGTCAGCAACTACTGCATCTGTTAGAGGTAATAGAGGTTTAAGTCTCAATGTTAAGTCAGGTAGTGGTGGAGGTGGATTAATTCAACCTGTTGATACTGATATTAATCCCAGCCCATTTTATAGAGATCTTAAGGCATCAGTTCAGAGAAGATTAGATTCACGTAGATCACATTATAGAGGGGGAGTGTAAAGGACTAAAATAAGTGTTTTATGTTCTTTTAACCCCTTTTTAGGGGTTTTTTATTAATTAAATACCTTTTTAAATATAAAGTTGTTAATTGTATTGTTGATAATGATTCTCAATAAGGTATGATAATGATATGAATTAGTATCAATAATACTCTTATAATTCTTATAAACCCCTCCTGGTCTTGTGTCTTATAAACCTTATAAACCCCTTATAAACCCCTTATAAATCCCTTATAAATCCCTCCTGGTCTTGTGGGCTTAGCGAGCGTACCATAAGACGCGCAAGTTGTCAAGTTCCGGGCGCGGGAAAATATACGGAGACCCACACAAAATCTAGACGAGACTTATAAATAATGGTTATGAATCTCGACGAGACTTATACCTAGACAGGTTGTTTCTCGACGAGATATATGCTACAATACACAAGAACACAAGATCTCGACGAGCTTATGTACGACGATTACGATCTCGACTATACATTCAGCAATGATTATAATCTCGACGAGGACTCATACTATGAGCATTATGCTCAACTAGATGTAGTAGATCTCGACGAGGAATACACACGAGATACACAAGATTATGATACACTTGCGTATCGTCATTATGCATAATGTGTACTAGGTCATACATACACATTACACATCTAGTAACATGTTAACACATAACAAGCGCCTAGTTACAGTTACACTAGACATCATGTGTTATGATGATTTACATCTTGAAGATGTAAACTGGAAGGAGTTATTAGAACTCGAACCAGGTGAAGATCTTCACTGTAACGTAAAAGAATTCGATATCGATTTTTAATGTGCCAGTTCGTGGATTGGCACATTGATCAGTACTTTATGATATGAATTCGTATCATAAGAATATTGTATGATATGAATTCGTATCGCAATTGGGCATTCTTGTGCCAGTTGAGCAAGTGTCCACTATCTGCCCCACTGGGTCTCCTGGTGGGGTATTCTTGTTTCGTGGTTGAGGGATTGCCCCGATGTTTGATGAACTCTGGTCTGAGATTGCTGATGCTCCTGGTGAAATCTTCGATGTGATTGAGTATAAAGAAGAATGGGAGAAAGATGAGAAGTTCAATGTAGAATCTTACATCAACTCTAACTACGATTACTGATGTCGATTCTTGTGAAGTTTCAAGGTCGTTGGGTAAAGATGAACCCCCGACTTTCTGCTCCGAGTGAGTGGCAAACCACCATCAACAAATCTCACATTCGTAACTGAAACTCATGAATCGTTCTGAACTCCAAGATCAACTCATTCAGCAAATCCTGGATGATATGGACATCAAAACCATGATGGCGTGTTTGTATGATTCTATGAGTGAGAGTTATGATAACTATTCGGAGTCGGAATTGATTGCAGAGGTAAAAGAATACTACCCCGAACTTCTGGAGGATTAATTATACCCAGGGCCGCCGCGGGTGGACGGTTGGGGCACTGTCCACTGCTTCCCTCAGATCGGCGGACCCCGTGCCTATAATGTCTGTATGAACAACACCACTGCTTCTCAAGTCCACCAGTTCGATCTGGACATCGCTCCCGCTCTTCGTGATTTCATGGGTAGCAACCTCTGCGACCTCAACGATTGCGTCGATTGGGTTTGCGACGTGTTCGATCTGAACGCTACCGATTGGTTGATCGACCGTATCGCAGATGAGTTTGAAGAGTTCTTCGGGGTGTGACGGTTGAGAAGGTGGCACACACCCTCTTGACTTTCCCCCCAATCCGTCCCATACTACCTTCAGATCAAACAACACAGACTCATGCGTAAGATCGAACGTGAAATGAACAACGCCATTTCTAACAATCTGAACTGGCACAAAGACAACACCGAAGTCTCCTACGATCCCGAAACTAACGAGTCCACCGTATACCTTCACGGTAACAAAATCGCCATCATTGGTGATAACTTCGTTCAGATCTTCGACGGTGGTTATCAGTCTGTCACCACCAAATCCCGTCTGAATGCTATTCTCAAAGAGCACGGAGTCGCTAGCGAAGGTGTATTTCAACGGAACTGGAATTGGTACATTCACAAGTTCGTTGGACAGGCAGGAACTTCTCCTGTCTACAATGAGTATGAGTTTACCAATGGTTTCATGTTCGCATAAACAATAGGGAGGCAATTGCCTCCCTTTTTTTATACTTTTTTATAATTACCGGAAGGCAGGTTCGGTGGCGACCGTTTTCGTCATCAGGGCGACCCTGCCCCTCCTTCGCTTGTGACCTTATTATAGGGCAGCGGCAACCCCCCACAACCCACCTTGTGCCACTTCCCGGACTGTCCACCAAACCGCCACAGCACCCCCAGACCCCCTATACTAAGAGCATGAAAGAACTCCAATCCCGCTGCATCTCCATCGCCTCTGCCCTTGCTGCTGAGATCAACGGTGACCTCTCCTATGTGCCTGAGGAGGATGCAGAGCGTATCCTGGCACGTCTGACCCCCGACAACGTACAGGAGACGGCAGAGGAACTGGCACAACTTGCCTACTGGTTCAACTGAGGACCCCCTATACTAAGAGCATGAAGAAACAATCCACCAAACTGGACATGTCCTCCATCATGGCTGACTACACCGCAAAGGTGAACGCTGAGGCAAAGCGTCGGGAGGAGATTCTCAAAGCACACGCTGAGGGAACCTACCAGGCACCCGACCATGCTACCTACGGCACCTGGACCGTCTCCGACAGGGACTGACCCTGATCTGCTACAATACTCTCACAACGCAACCAAACCCCATGCGCTTTGAAGTCCGTTACCAGACCCCCTACAATGCCTGCGAGTGGCGGTCGCAATGGTTCACGACTAAGGAAGAGGCAGACCGTATGGTAGACTTCTACAGGTCCTGTGGGTCACCCTCTCACATCGCCCCCTCCTCCCTGGCACAACTGGAACGATGATCAACGCTCTGACCCGCTCCCGCTCCCCTGAGTTTCACCGACAGACCATGCTCCGCTTGACCGTTACCGCTGTTGTGCTGTGGTTGCTATGGGAACCGATCCGACCCATCCGCACTGTGACAGCAGACCTACTGCACACCACTGGTGACCTGATCGCCCGCTGACCCCTTATACTGATCTCAGTTCAAAGGAAACCCGATGCAAGTCTACGTCGTCACCGCTGGATTCTTCTATGAATCTGATGATCATTGCTCCCTGTGGGATTGCAAGTCTGCTGCTGATGCCCGCTGCGCCCAACTGAAGGAAGAATACGATTGGGCTGAGGTCAATCTGCAAACCGTCCACATGGAGTCGGCGCTGGTCGCCTGACCCCTTACAATACACTCACACGCAACCAACCAATGCAAGCACTCACCTCCATGATCCCCGAAACCGAAACCTACAACGGATGGGCAAATTGGGCAACCTGGAACGTCGCCCTCTGGCTCCAGAACGATGAGAACCTTTACAAGGTCGCCTGCCGCTACGATTCCTATGATCGCCTGATCCCCCGCCTGGAATCTCAGTTCGGGCAGATGACTCCTGACGGTGCTCGCTGGATGGACCCTACCATCGACACCGATGAGTTGGATGAGATGCTGGCTGACCTGTGACGGTCTGACAACTGTCCGGGGGTCTTGACCTGACCCCCAAAATCGCTTACATTACTCTCAGTTCAGACGGGTGGCGCTCACCCGATTCCCAAATGACCTTCCAAACCAACGGTTCCGTTCACCACTCTGGCGTCGCTAATGAGCACGACACCATCGCTCTGCTGAACGCCCATCAGGTGTTCGCTGAGACCGTCACCCACCTGGGCGGCACCCGTAACAAGGCAGACGCTATGGCGGGTGCTACTCCTATCAGCATCAAGCACAAGGCAGGTCTTCGTAACGGTTCCTTTGACTGGGTGAACACCTCCCAAACCGATGCCCTTCTGGACTCCTCCCGCTTTGAGGACTTCCGCTCCTTTATCAGCACCGCCCGTAACTGGGGTGCCGCTGAGCGTACCGCTATTGTGGAAGAGACCCGTGACCTGTTCAATGAGGTTTGCAGCGATGCCCTGAACGCCATCACCTCTGAGACCCTCACCGCTTGGTTGATCTCTGAACTGATCGACGCCAACCATGGGATGTCGATGGTCATCAACGACACCGCCGCCCAACGCTGCTATGTGATGGGTCACGATACCATCCGTGCCGCCCGTTGCCTCTCTGCTGGTTACACTGCCCACCTGGTCGCTGGTAAGGGCACGACCTCCCGCCGCATCGTTCTCAAGGGTAACGGTGAAACCCTGGACCTTGGTCTCCGTCTCCGTGTGACCAGCAACAACGGTATCAAGGCGTTTCTGGGTTTGAGCAAAGCGAACCGCAACTCTCAGGTCGTGCTGAAACTGCAGCAGGATAAGGTCGCCGCTCTGGTTGCCGATGCCGCGCCTCAGGTCATTTCCTACTGATTGTAACGGGGGGACCTTCGTGCCCCCTGATGCTGT